GATAGTAGTATCTCTAATCATTGGTTCAACTCTTTCCTTAGAAAATGACTTAGCATCATCTACTGTTGGTTGAACAAATAGAATAGGACAAGGATCAAGATGCATATATCTTCCTAATACATTAAGTAACATTTCTGTTTTACCTATTTGTGCAGAACACATCATAGTTATTTTTTTTGTTTCTATGTCAGTAATACACATCAAAATTTCTTTCATATATGGAGTTCTATTTGTATCCCATTTTCCAGCTTCTGCTGCACTTTCTCTTGATAAAATTCTATATTTATCAGCCCATTCAGCAACAGTTAAATCTTCTGCTGGTGCTAGAACTTCTTTTACAATATTTTCTATTAATCTTTTAGTGTGAGAACTAACCATCTATTTCTCCTATTTCTTGTTCTTCTTGATAACTATATTCAGTTAATTCTTCTAAAACATTATTTATTTCATCTTTTAAAATTTTTTCAACTTCTAGTTGATTACTTTTATTTAAAATTAAAATGCTTACTTTTTTAGGAATTGTTATCAATTTAGATTTAATTCTATAATTCATATCAGATACAATTTTTATTACATCTTTTTCAGAGTGGTACTCTTTCTTTAAAATTTTTAACTTAAATTCTTTTAAATCTTTTTCAGCTCTTTTTAATTCTGCTGCTTCATCTTTTCCAGAATTTTTTTCAACAAATATTTCAACTGCTTGAATAAAATTATATTTTCCAGGTGATACTCTTGCAGCTTTGAAATACTCTCTAACTTTTCTTTCTGAAAATTGAAATATCTTAGCCAATTTATTTTCAGTTGCTAATATCTCCTGCATTTTTCTCCTTTCACGCATGTCAAAATATTTTTGGCAAGGTTGAAAATTTTTCAAAATTTGATAGAGTTTGAGCCTCTTGGACCCTCTAACTAAGTTTTTCTCTGACAGTACCTTATTCGATAAGAACAAGCTGACCTTCTTTTTCTTTTTTCTTTGCTTCCTCTATCTTCAACTCATCACTGACCTTATAGCCAAGTATGTCATTGATAGTCTTAGCTGCAGCTACTGCTGCTACATACTGATACTGCTTAGTAACAGTCTTAGTTATCTCGTGTCCATCAGGTGTTGAGGCATCTGTGTACTCTACAACATCAACTCCATTAATTCCTCTTTCTCTAATTGTTGCTAAAGCATTAAGATTAGCCATTACTCCATATCTTACATCACTGAATAAATCTTCTCTTAATTCTATTAATTTGTTAGCAACCTTTGGATTTTTTTCAATATTAGCAACTTTTGTCTTTTCACTATATCCTGCTTTTGTTTTTGCTTCTTTTTTCCCAAATCCACACATTCTAAACATAATGTATTTTGATTGCTTTTCTGTCAAGTCCTCAAAGTTGCATATCCTTGCATTTTTTTCTTCTTGAAGTTCTTCTCTAATTTTCTTATATTTTTCTAAATATCTTCTAATCCAGCTTGTAATTGTATTTAGATTATATTTAGTTCTTTTTTGGATTTCAGAATATAAGTCTTTCTTTTTGTTACTAAACTTAGTTAATTCAAGTTCAATATAAATCTCCATTACAGTTAGTTGTTCATTTGAAAATGTTTCTTTTTTCATGTTACATCACCAGCATAGAGTTCTGTTTTGACTTCGTTCCAGTTGTAAGTTTTTCCATTTCTTAAAAGTTTTATATCTTCTTTACCCATTTCAGCATATCTCTTAACAATTACATCAGCATACTTTTCATCAAATTCCATTAAAAATGCTTTTCTTTTTAGCTGTTCAGCAGCTATTAGTGTACTTCCAGAGCCACCAAACAAATCTAAAACATTCCAATTTTCTTTGCTTGAATTATGTATTAACTTTGATATAAGCCTTATTGGTTTCATCGTTGGATGAATATCATTTTTCAAAGGCTTATTTTCTCTAATAATTGTTGTATACTCTTCTAAAATATTTTTTAAAGTTTCCTGTAATTCTTTCTTTGACATACTTTCAGTTTTTGAGTAAATTTCTTGAATTGTATCCTGAGTAAAATTTCTTATAAAAAAGTGTTTTACTCCCTCTTTCCAGCCATAAAGGCAAGGCTCATGTTTCCAATTGTAATCTTGTCTAGAAAGTATAAACTGATTTTTAACCCAAATCAGACATTGAGAAATTTTAAAACCAGCATCTGCTAATGCTCCACGAAATGCTTTTGTTTCAGAGTCTGCATGAAATATATAGAACCCTGCTCCTGCTCTCATCACTTCGTAAGCATTTTTATAAAAAGCTAGTAAAAATCTATAAAAATTCTCACTATTCATATTGTCATTTTTTATTTTTTGTCCATTCGCTGCTTGATAATCAACATTGTATGGTGGGTCTGTTACTAATAAATCAATAACTTCATTGTTTACTAGTTTTTTAACATCTTCCAATTTTGTAGAATCCCCACACATTAAACGATGATTTCCAAGTAACCAAATATCCTGTTGTTTTGTAAATGTTTCTTCTTGAAGTTTAGGAACATCTATTTCATCAATTCCATTAATATCAAGTGCTTCTGCTGGTAATTGCTCCAATATTTCATCTAAATCAAAACCTGTTAATTTAAAATCTTCTCCTATTTTTGAAAGTTCATCAAATAGTTTTTGATAATCCCATTTACCAAGTTCTACTGCTCTTATTTCAGCTATTCTTATTGTCTGAACTTCATCTTCTGAAAGATTGTTAATTCTGATACAATTAATTTCTTTTATTCCAAGTTCTAATGCAGCTTTTATCTTTGCATAATCGCTTATAACATAGTTATTGTCATCAATAATAACTGGAATAATATTTCCAAATCTTTGAAGAATATTTTTATATATTTTTACTTGTTCAGTAGTTATAACCCTTGGGTTATTTACTACTTCTTTAAGTAAGCTTAATTCAATTATTTCATTCATAGCTCTCTCCTGGTTCTTTTTTGTTTTTTCTTACTGCATATTAAAAGCAAATAATAATATTTTCAGTTTTAGGAATGCAGTGCTATACATTGTTATCACGCGAGAAAAAGTTATAAAAACATTGAAAACAAAAGGAAAATATTTTTTTTAAGAGTGAAAATAGGACGTTTTTTCATCCTAATTAGTGCAAAAAATTTTTAAATGCTTTTTTGTGTTACATTTAACTTTGCAATTGAAAAGAATAAGATTGTTGAAGAAAAGTTCGAGCCTTTCTATGTTAGAAAAATAATCTCTTTTTGGAGATGCTCTGGCTTGTGAAGTAATTAATATATCTTTTATCTTTTTTCGATAAAAAACAATCCTGCGATAGGATTTATCAGAAAATTGGGTAACAATATCATCTAATATTTTATAATCAAATATCCATTCAAGATTATCTCTTACAATGGAATCTAATTCTCTACATTTAAAATTTTTAAAATTACTTTTTAAGATATTTATAGAATTTTCTAACTCTGCAATAATTATATCAGCAAGAGTTTTTGATATTGTTTTTTGTATACAATCTTTAATTTCTTGTATTGTTATATATTCTATTGTATTTAATTTAAAAAAATCTTTTATAATCTTCTTACTCAGTCTATGTTCTATTCGGAGAATTGCTCCCCTTATTTTTCTAGTATTCTTTTTTTTATTATTTTCATGTCCTTTACTGTAAAGTCTTATTTTCCATCCAGGAAGTGGTTGAAAAATAAATCCTGTTGTAAAGAATTTGTTATCAATTGGATTAAAATTATAATATTGTGTTTTATCCAAATCTTCATATTTTCTAGTAAGTCCACGATAGAAGTGGCTTATAATATTATGAAACTTATGGAAATTCCCAATAATTTCTTGTGTTGTGAATTCAAAATAATCATATTTTAATTCACTTATTTTAATTTCATAATCTGTTAGTTTATTAATTAATAATAATAAGTCTGTTTCTACCATAATTTTTTGAAGTTCATTATCTAGTGGGTAAATATTATCTTCCTCAAAAAATCTAGGATAGGAAAAGTCAATTTTAATAGTTGTTATTTTTTTTAGTTTTTTTTCTTCTAATTTTATAAAATTGATATTTTTTTTATCAATTTTATAACTATTCATACTATTAGAAAGACTCTCTGAAAAAGAATGTGGAAAAATTTTTTTTATCTTCTCCCTCACATACAAAATATCAGTTTCAACATCAACAAAGATACCAGCTCTATCTAGTCCATACATTTTATAACTTCACTTTGGTTCTTTTATTGCAATGTGAACAATTTATTTCTAAACACTTTTCTTCAAAATAATAAGTAACTTGGTTTCTACTAGCAACTTTTATTCTTTTTTCAGTGTCTGAATATAAATAATTTCCACAGCTGCAAAAACTACGCCCAATTTCTTTATTATTTATATTTTTGGTTTTGGACATTCGTACCACCTGCCCCTAATATTTTGGTATGTGGTTATCTGATTTTCTCTATATTTTTCAGAAAGTTTTTTGAGACTTTTTTTAAAAGCACTTTTATCATAAAAACAATGCTTTTCAATAATATTTGGACATTCTTTTCCATTTAAAATTGTAGTTCCATCTCTTATTTTTATGTAATATTTATATGCCTCATAAACACTCATAAAAAACTCCTTTTTAAATTAAACTTATAACTTAAATTTATTAAACTAATTTATTTATAATAATAACTTATTTTTTGTAAAAGTCAAGAAAATTTTTTTAATAAAAAATAGGACCTCTTTTAAAAGTCCTATTTTATGTAAGTATAAATATTTTAAAAACTAATTAGAATTATTTTCAGCTTCTTCATTTTCAAATAATTTATCTAATCCACCAAGAGCTGCTCCAAGTACTTCTGAAAAATTTACTATTTTCCATTCTCCATCTTCTTTTTGCATTTTAACGATTAAATTTTTTTCAACATAAGATAAATCTGACCTTTTAAATAAGTCATCAAAAAACTTAGTTGCTGCTGCATCTAGTGCAGACTCTGGAGCACCTGACATAGCCA